ATATGGTCTATCTTCTTTTATTTCCATTTGTGGATATTTATCATGAGGATAATCTTTATAAAACTTCTCTGTTAAAAAAGTATATTCCATAAATCTCTCCTTTGTATAATAAAAAACCTCTGGTTTATGCAACCAGAGGAAGATATCTTCTCAGTGGACTTTTCTTTATTTTTACTTGGTTGCGTCCTACAACCAAATATTCTCAGTGAGCTTTCTTTAATTTACTTCTCGTGGCTCTACGAGAAATCTTCTTATGAAGATATGTGAGAATTATCTTTACTTATATTATACACAATTATAAGAAAAATAGTAGTAGTAATATTGCACAAAGATTACAAGCTATATACAGACATTTTCAATAATGATTACAAAATTGTTCAATAAGCTTGTAAAGGTTGTTACAAAATATAAGAGTAGTCAATCGACTATTCTTCAAATCTTTTACTGTAATTCTCTTATAATATTTCTCCAATAATCCAATCTAAATCTAACAGACTCAGCAGAATTAGTACCATTCATGAGATTAGTCTTGTATTCAGTATTATCATCGTATGTTGCCAAGAACTCACTTACTTTCAAAGCAAATTTCTCAAAACTCTTTTTGTCTTTGCAAATTCTATATGCTGCGAAACACAATACAGAAATACTTGTCTTAGGAATTTTTACATCTTCTTCAAGAGATTCATCAAGCTTATTGATTGCAGTTTTAATAACTTCAATCTTTTCTGGCTCAACTTTGTCATTATAGAATTCAATAAAATTCTCTTTATCTTTTCCACTAAATGAAGCGAAGTCATTATCTTTATTAGTGGAGCATAGCATCAGTGTTTCAAGTGCAATACTCTGATCGACTGAACTTTTCAACTGAGCAGATGTCAATCTCTTTTCAAAGAATGGGAGAGAGACAATATCAAAAATTGCATCACTAAGTTCATCTGACATGTCGGGTGTAAGCTTCTGTGAAGTGTTTAGAGGTTTCCCTGAATTGAGCCTTCGGAACATTTCTCTGACATCTTTATCTGTATATTTAGTGATTTCATATACTGTGATAGCAGAACTATCTAACTCGTCCTTTACAACTTGGTCAAGTTTGCTAAATTTCATTCCAGCAATATTATATTCAGCCCCTTCAATTATAACTGGTTCTGCCTTTTTAGATATTGCGAACTCATCATTATAGAACCCTTTTAACGTACTTAATCGCTGTACACCATCAATTACGTATTGTACACCGTCTTCAGAAATAGTGTATACGGGTGGTACAATATATCCTCTTAGAAGAGAGTCAATAAGCAATGACTTGTTTGGATTAGACCAGACAGATTCTCTTCTCTGTAATTTGTGTTTTAATACAATTTTCTCTCGTTTCATTTTGCCTATTAATGGCTTAACTGGACAATTTTCTCTTGAAACTTTCATTGTGCTACCTCCTTCAAAAATTAAAAATTTTTACTATCTTGAAGATAACACAGATACTATTTTTTGTAAATATTTTACATAAAATTTGAACCATTTTTAATATTTAAAATTCGACAAAACTAATGTTCTGGATTGTATTTAATTTAATACAATATTAAAATATAGATATTGGTAAGTAGTATAGAAATGTGCCATATCATTCTATAATCCGAAGGCTACTCTAATATCTATATCATATGGCATTCGGAAAAATGAATCTGCCCTTTCTGGGCGCATATTTCCCTAATTTATATTTCTATTCTATAGAGAAGGGAGGCG